GCTGAAGAGATTAAGTCAGATGACGTGTCAACACCGATTCTGAAAATCTTACATCAGCTATCACCTGAATGTAATGAGAGAGACGCCAAGCATGTAGAAGGGGCTAAACCTGGTATGATTTATGCATCAGGGTTTGGTAAACTTATAAGTGGTGAAGAGGGATTAGATGTAATAATCGCTCACGCACAAACTAGGTATCCTGAATGGCAGGAGAGAGGCGATAGTGCTTCAGCTCCAGTAGGAACTCACTTAGAGATTCCAGCCGATGCTGTGGAAGAAAAGAATGGAAGATACAGATTACCAAATGGTAATTATGTTGAGAAGACTGCATACTTCTATGTACTAGCGATGGTAGATGGCGAGTTAAAACCTGCAGTGGTCCCAATGAGATCTTCTAATTTATCTCCAGCGAGGGAGTTAAATAACCTTATCAAGAATCTAAGATTCACAGATGATCAAGGTTCATTTAATCCTGCAAGTTATTCAGCTGTGTATAAGTTAAACACATTTGGAAGAACAGCGGGAAGTAAAAGCTGGCATGTCTACAAACCATCAAGAGTAAGAAATCTTGATATCGCTAACAAAGATGATGCATCTATGTATGAGATAGCAGCACAACTTCAGAAATCAGTTTCTAAAGGTGCAGCTAAACCAAAATATGATGCTGGTCAAAAAAAGCAAGACATAGTATAATAAAGTGTTATAACAACGGCGCTGAAGGGAGACTGGAGGCGCCGTCTAATTATGAAAGATTTTAGAAAATATTTTAGTGGACTAGAAAGAGACTTTGGTTTTTGTAATGTAAACAATGGTTATCACGATCCACAAACTAATAAATTAAAATTTGATCCAGGGGATTATGGCTGGTCTAAAAGAAACATATCTGACCAAGATTACCAAGATCATTTAGATGGTAAACGTGCAATAGGTATACAAGCATGTGATGATAATGGTATGGCTAGCTTTGGTGCAATCGATATTGATCCATCTGATTATTCTAGCTTTGACATTCATCATTATTTAAAAGTAATTCAAGATAAAGACTTACCTGTCATACCAATTAAATCAAAAAGTAATGGTCTTCACATTTATGTATTTACAGCAGAGAAAGTACCTGCAACTTTAATTAGAGAATTTTTACAAAATTTATTATTTTTATTTGGACTATCATCAAAGACAGAAATATTTCCTAAACAAACACAGTTAGGAATGAACCAAGATAATGTTAGAACTTCTGGATCATTTATTAACTTACCTTATTTTAAAAAGACAGAGCGTAAAGCATTATTACCAGACGGAACAGAACTAGAGTTTGAAGATTTTATAAACGTGGTAAAAGATAATTTACAAACAAAAGAATCGTTAAAAGAAGTATCAAATAAAAAGATAAAAGAAATATTAACTGGTGGTCCAGAAGATTTATTAGATGGTCCTCCATGTTTACAGATGATATGCAAACAGGTTCAGGAATCAGGAAACAAATTAAGTGATGAAAGAGATAGATTTTTATTTAACTACATGGTGTTTGTTAAGAAAAAACACAAAGATGATTGGAAGAAAAAATTATTACAAGCAGCTAGAGATTTTATAAAGTATGATGACACGTGGGGTGATGACAAAGTAAATCAAAAAATAAAAAGTTGGGATAAAGATACAGCTGGACATACTTGTCATGACTTACCTATCTCTTCTTATTGTGCAAAGGGAAATTGTTTACGTAGAAAGTTTGGTATTGGGAGTCATAGAGAAAGTAGTTGGCCTCAAATATCTGGTTTAATTAAAATAGATTATAAACCTGATCCAGAATATTTTTTTAATGTAGAATTATCTGACAGTAAAGTGGTTCAGATACATGCAAAACACATAAAAAAGATAGCAGAAATGAAAGAGATGAGAGCGCTTATAGCAGATCAAACATCAATATTCCCTCCCATTATCAAGAATAATGAATATCAGCCTATCCTGGACGCTCTATGGGCCACTAAAGAGGATATTAAACCACCTGCAGGTACTAATCCTATTGAGATGTTAAAGAAATATTTAGAAGATTATGTTAACGGACCAGAAGCTACAACATATGCTTCATTTAAAAGTGGTGCTGTATTAAAAGATGAAGAGTTTTATTATTTTGATTATGATAAATTTTATGAAGAGATAAAAAGAAATGAATGGACAAAGGACAGACCAAGAACTGCAACTCTAATTAAAAGTCATTTCAAAGCTGAGTTTGGATTTCAAAAAAGATTTCCAAAAGGTGAAAGTGAAAAATCATTCCCACCGGTTAGATGTATAAAAATGCCTGCAGATGATTTGATGAAAGAAGAAATACCAGAAGAAAAAATAGTAATAGAAGACAAAGAAAACATTGTATAATGAAAGAACCTATTAAGATATATGGTCCACCAGGGACAGGTAAAACTTTTAGATTAATTAGAAGAGTAAATGCTTATGTAAGAACCGGCACACCTTATCATAAAATAGGTTACTTTGCTTTTACAAAGAAAGCTGCAAAAGAAGCTAGAGAAAGAATAGGTGTAGATGAAAAACAAGTTCCGTATTTTCAAACACTTCATGCATTTTGTTTTCATTTATTAAATTTAAATGAAAGTGATATTATGCAGCCACATCATTATGAAGCTTTAGGTAAAAAATTAAATATAAGAGTAAACTTTAATGATAAATATAATGAAGAAGAAACACATTTCTTAACTTGTAATAATCCTTATTTTCAAATGATACAAAGATCTATCAATAAAGACATACCTTTACGTGAAGAGTTTGATCTTAATGAACATGATAGAAAAGATATAGACAATTGGGACACATTAAATCATATCTACATAAACTTACAAGAATACAAAACAAAAATGCATTTACTAGACTTCAATGATCTTGTAAAAAAAGTTGTAAACTCAAAAAAATTTCCTAAGTTAAAAGCTGTTTTTATAGATGAAGCACAAGATTTATCTCCATTACAATGGCAACTGTATGATAAGTTAAAAGAAAATTGTGAAGATATATATTTAGCTGGTGATGATGACCAAGCTATTTTTGCTTGGGCTGGTGCTGATGTAAATAGATTTATAAAAGAACCTGCAAATGAAAAAGTTTTAAGATATTCTAGAAGAGTATCTAAAGCTGTACAAGATCAATCTCAAATAGCAGTGGGTCAAATATCAGGCATCAGGAAACACAAAGAATACTTGCCACGAGCGCAAAAGGGTCATGCGTCTTACATTAATAATTTTGGCCAGGTTGATCTTTCAAAAGGTAAATGGTTAATCTTGACTAGAACTAAAAGCAATTTGTTAGACATAATGAAAGAACTTAAAAGTAAAAATATTTATTACCAAACTAACAAAGGTAAAAGTTTTAATGTAGGTATTTATAATGGAGCCATGGCTTATACTAAATGGATAAGAGAAGGTCAGCTTGAAGAAAAAGAAATTAATGACGTCAAAGAATATATTCCCAATGGTAAATGGAATCTTGAAAAAAATTGGTATGATATCTTTGTAGCTGATCAGAAAGAAATACTTTACATTCGAAATATAATTTCTGGGGGTGAAAAACTTTATGAAAATGCAAGGATATGGCTGTCTACAATTCATGCTGCAAAAGGTGGTGAAGAAGACAATGTAATATTATCATTACATCAAGGAGCTAAAGTACAGAAAAGTATTCGTCTAAGTGTTGACAAACAAGATGAAGAGCATAGAGTGTGGTACGTGGGTATCACGAGAGCAAGAAATAACTTATATAAACTGAAAGCTAAAAAGAAAATAAAGGAGTATAGACTATGACACATAAAGATATATTTGAGGAATCATTTCCACAATACACCCAGGTAGGCGGGAATCACTACACTAAGTTTCCCATACAGCCCTACGAATTTATTTCAAAGAATGATCTTTCATTCTTTCAAGGTAACGTTGTGAAATACGTTTGCAGGTATCAGAGAAAGGGAGGAGCAGAGGATCTTAAAAAAATTGTACATTACTGTCAATTAGAATTATTAAAACTAAATGATATGAAGAAGAAAAAATAATGCCTAACAGAAATTTTAAAGCAAAAAATATTACTGTAAATAAACATAAATTTCGTTTAGAAGTTTATGGTAGTTTAGTTGATTGGGAAATATTTCCACACAGCTATGAGGCAGCTTTGTATGCATTTAGTAATAAAAATAAATTAAATAAATTAGTAGAAAAGAAATACATATTACATAGATGAAATGTTTTTACTGTAACGCAGAAGTAAGATGGAATAATGATTTTGATACGGAAGATACTTATCCAGATTCAAATCATAATATTGTAAGTATGTATAACTGTGATGAGTGTGATACTTGGTATGAAGTATTTCATCAAAAAAAGGAAAAAAATGAAGATACCTAAATACTTAACACAAACCGAATGGGTACAGCCTACTGAATATCCTGATCTAAGAGACTATGATGAGATTGCAATTGACTTAGAAACAAGAGATCCTGATTTAAAATCAAAAGGATCTGGTGCAGTTACAGGTAATGGTGAAGTGGTAGGTATAGCTGTCGCTACGTTTAATGACAAATGGTATTTTCCTATTGCACATGGTGAAGGACCTAACATGAATAGAGCTAAAACTTTAGAATGGTTTAAAGATATTTGTAAATGTCCAGCTACAAAAATATTTCATAACGCAATGTACGACGTATGTTGGATACGTAATTTAGGTATAGAAATCAATGGTTTAATTGTAGATACCATGATTGCGTGTTCTGTTTTAGATGAGAATAGATTTGCATATACACTAAACGCTTTGTCATGGCATTATCTCAATGAAGGTAAGAATGAAAAAGCCCTGACCGATGCTGCTAAGTCAAGGGGATTAGATCCAAAGGCAGACATGTGGAAGTTACCTGCAAGTGAAGTAGGAGCTTATGCTGAAAAAGATGCTGAACTAACTTTTAAACTTTGGCAACATGTAAAAAAATTATTACAAGAAGATGACTGTGAAGATATATTTAATCTTGAGACAGATCTGTTTCCTTGTCTGGTTGATATGCGTTTCCTAGGGGTGCGGGTAGACGTGACAAGAGCCAATCAATTAAAAAAAGAATTAACAACACAAGAAGAAAGATTGATCCACCAAGTAAAAATAGAGACAGGAGTAGAAACTCAAATATGGGCTGCACGTAGTATTCAAAAAGTTTTTGAATATTTAAAACTACCTTTTCAAAAAACTGAAAAAACTGGTGCGCCTTCATTTACAAAAAATTTCCTTTCTAATCATGAGCATCCTATTATTCAAATGATAGCAGAAGCTAGAAAAATAAACAAGGTTAATACAACTTTTATTGATACAATTTTAAGACACGAACATAATGGTAGAATTCATGCAGAAATAAATCAAATTAGATCTGATGATGGAGGTACAGTTACTGGTAGATTTAGTTATTCTAATCCTAACCTACAACAGATCCCAGCTAAAGATCCTAAGACAGGTCCATTAATAAGAAGTTTATTTTTACCTGAAGAAGGTTGTAAGTGGGGGACGTTTGACTACTCGCAACAGGAACCAAGATTAGTTACAGAGTATGCATTAAGATTTGGATTAGCTTCAGTTAATAAAATTGCAGACGCTTATGATAATGATCCTAAAGCAGACTTTCACCAAACTGTTGCTGATATGGCTAAGATTCCAAGAGACCAAGCTAAAGTAATTAACCTTGGTTTATTTTATGGAATGGGTAAAGCTAAACTAGAAGCAGAGCTTGGTGTATCTAAAGATAAAGCTAAAGAATTATTTGATACCTATCATGCTAAAGTCCCATTTGTAAAACAATTAACAAATCAATTAATGAGTGCTGCTCAAAAACAAGGTAGAATTAAAACTATATTAAATAGAAAATGTAGGTTTCCAAAATATGAACCTATACTAAAAGGTAATGACTGGGGTAGATTTGTGCCTGCTCAAGATCATGAAAGAATGTTAGAACTTCAAGCTATGGGTCCACATATGAAAGATGAAGATGGAGAATTTATTAAAGATAAAAATGGTAATAAACAAAAAAACTATTGGCATGAAAATGGTCATCGTAGAGCCTTTACATACAAAGCATTAAATAAATTAATTCAAGGATCAGCTGCAGACATGACTAAAAAAGCTATGTTAGAATTACACAGAAGAGGTATTACACCTCATATACAGATACATGATGAACTTGATATATCTATACCTCTTGGAGAGAAAGACAACTCTAAGGATATTATAAAAATAATGGAAAAAGCAGTTGAATTACAAATTCCCAATAAGGTTGACTATGAATCAGGACCAAATTGGGGTACAATAAAATGATAGAAAAATACGACAACTTTTTTACGCCCTCAATACAAGCTCAACTTTTTAATACAATTATTAAATCTACTTTTAAAATAGGGTGGAATGATAGTGAAGAAATTCAACACAAAATGTATCCATGTCTACATAGTCCTTATACTTTTGAAGACGTTAAAAGTGTACAGATATTAGATGTTGTTTTAGATAAATTAAAAAATAAAAATATAACTATAAATAATTATGTAGGATGTATAATTAATTTAACTAAAAATATAGATGTAAATTTTATACACAATCATCCTAATCAAATTGTATTCTTACATTATTCTAATCTAACATGGAATCCTGAATGGGGTGGTGAAACTGTTTTCTACGAAAATAATGGTAAAGACATCTTAGAGTCTAGTCCATATACACCCAATAGAGCTATTATTTTTGATGGGAATATAAAACATACCATAAAAGCACAAAATATACTAGGACCATCTTACAGGTTTACCACGTCATTATTTTTTAATATAAAAGAGTAAATTATGGCTTACTTAAATGCAAATATACCTGTACAATACGCGCAAATAAAAAAGGAGTATTTATATGACCTTAAAAAACATCATGGGGAAGTTGAAGACTGCATTATCTTCGGTCTCAGCTCTTTGGGAGGTCGTGCTATCTTATGGCACGCACTTATGGAAAATGGCGCAATCTTTTATCGCCTCCCTCTTAACGCGTTTATCCAACGTGGTTTCAAAGTCGAAGACGTACCAGCAAGAAGACTGGATGAACTGGAGCTTTGGAATTCTTTTAGTTATTATCCTGCTGTTACTAATTGGAATATTCTAAGTGCAGCTTCAGGGAAATACATAGGAAAAGACAAGAAATGGCATCATGGGTCCTATCTATTTACAGTTGACTGGGCCCATCCGAATGGTAATATAATCGACACTGATCATTCAGAAATACCACACGAACATAAGTGTGCTCACATAATAGCCTTGAATGATGGCAATTATGCTGCCCAGCCAAATAATAGATGTATCTGGGATTTACCTTCATTTACGGTTAAAGATAATATTCCTGATTGGAAGGTGCAAACGAACGAGTGGAATGTAGAAGACACTGGTAAGTGGAAGACTGAAGACACAGATAAATTTTTCTACGAGATTGAGGAAAAGAAACATGATTAAACAACCACAAGCAAAAATTTGTGATTTATGTGGACACCTGTTAAGGCGTCACGTTCACGAAGGTATTAACAAATGTGCTCACTGTGATTGCAGTTTGAGTCAAGCACCAGGAAACAAGTGGTGGGAAAAAATTATTAGTTGGTTGACATAAGGATGCAATATGAATTTAGTAGATTTGTTAAAAAAAAATATAGTAATGGTACCTGTAGTAGCTTCAGTGCTAGTCGGGACATTTACTGGCGTTCGTTACATCGTAAATCTTACTGACACTATTAATCAAAATGAATTAAGACTTACTAATCTTGAAAGAGACGTAGGTGTATTAGAAAAAAATATTACTGAAATCAATACTAGATTATCTTCTGCTGAAGCAACATGGCAGATGGCAGAAAATTTATATAGACAATTAGCTGATCAAGTTAGAGAACACAGTTATGATATCAAAGATCTCAACAGAGAAATAAATTATTAAGGTGACTTATGGAGATAGCCAGGATGAATTATTATTTTACAGGTGTGTTGATTGTTCTGCTTTGTTTGTTAGCTTGGGTTGGTCCTGCATATCCTAAAAATGAGTATCTCAATAATGGTACTAATACTTGTAGCACTGGTGATCTTAGCTTATCAATCGACCAAAGAGACTCGGAGTCTAGGTATAGACACAATAATCCTGACAATAATTATAATAGCCCTTCTGATGATAGGTCCTTACGTTTAACATGGAGAAAGTATTTAGGTTCAGCCTGCACTGATGAATTTAAAGCTGTTCAACAAGAGAATATGGAGTTAAAACAACAGCTAGAACTCATGAAAATGTGTGGAAAAGTCAATAAAAACCCTACTTTAAGAAACAATCCTAACTTCAAACTTTTGGTTTCTAAATGTTCTGGTATAATAATTCCCGATGATAAAATTATTAAACCTGATGGAAGCTACTGGGATTCAATTAAAGATGATTATAAAAAAGAAAATCCTGACATCAAACTTATGGGAGATAAAATTGTAAGATGAGTAACAAACCATTAAACATATCAGAGTCAGCTGCTGTGCAGATGCCGATGAAAACCGTAGCCTCTTTAATAATTTTAGTTGCAATGGGTGTGTTTGCATACACAGAGCTAACTTCAAGACTTGTATCACTGGAGACATCACGTGAGTTGTTTGAAAATGATTTGTTAAAGAAGTCTGAACAAGTGCCCGTGGACCAGGAACAACATTTTTTACTCGAAGATCTGTACAAGTCTGTAGAAAAAATGGAAAAGACTCAAGAGATGAATATGACAAACAAAGTTAATATAGAATTTCTTAACTCACAATTAGAAAAAGCATTGGCTGATATTGAAGAATTAAAAGATAAGGTAAGAGAAAATGGAAAGAGTTACTAGATGACAGAGTTAGTGGTAGCATTACTTATGATTGTACACGGAGAGATCAAGGAGGCACGTATCCAGACTTCAATGTCCGAATGTCTCAAAGGGGCGCGGACAGCTAGACGTGATTCTAAATCGCACGTAAAGTATCAATGCCTGAAGCAAATGGCCGAGCTCGAAAAAAATATAGATGGATCTTTATCAATTAAAAAGTTAATATTAGAATAATAATTATGCAACTTTCTCGTAATTTTACTCTTTCAGAGTTAATCAAATCAGATACTGCAATACGTAAGGGTATTAACAACAACCCTAACGCAGAGCAAATAGAAAAACTAAAAGCATTGTGTGAAAATATTTTACAGCCAGTACGTGATCACTTCGGCAGAGTTAAGATAACCTCGGGCTACAGGTCCGTAGAGTTGTGTGAGGTCATCGGTAGCTCGGCAAGATCGCAGCATGCAAAAGCTGAGGCGGCAGATTTCGAATGTATTGGCGTGGACAACGCTGAATTATTTGATTGGATTAAATCAAACCTTTCACCAGATCAATTGATACTCGAGTACTATACGCCAGGGGAACCCAACTCGGGCTGGATTCATTGTAGCTGGATTGAAGGAACACCAAGAGCTAGTTTTTTACATGCTTATAAATCAGAAGGTAAAACAAAATACAGACCTGTAATGGGAAAGGCAAAAGATTTAGTTTAAAATGATAAAGATATACGACAATTTTTTGTCGGAGAAAGAAAAACAAGATATATATAATTTTTGTAAAAAACAGTCATACTATAGAGGAGAAATAGATAGACCAGATTGCTCACCTACTGGCCTTGTATCTGATTTAAATAATCAAGATATTATAAGTAAATTAATAAAACCAATAAATAACCAAAATAAAATAATAGAAAGAACTTATATTAATTTATTTTTACCAAATGAAAAACCTTATTATCATGTTGATAATAATTCTGCTGATTATAAAACTTGTATATATTATGTTAACACAGAAAAAATAAACTATGTGGATGAAGAAGGAGAAACTTTTTTTATAGATGGTGATTTTAAAAAAGGAATATCTTTTGTTTCTGGTAGAATGGTTTTGTTTAATGCAAATATTATGCATAAAGCAACTGCATTTAGAAACCTAGATAGATATACCATTGCTATAAAATACAGAGATGTTAATATAGAAAATGAGTAATAAATTTAAAAGTTTTAGTAATATAGATACTGTGCATGGGGTTTGTGAAGAATGCCAAGCAGACACCATATTAGTAGCAATAGTATCAGAGTTTTATAGATGTACTAATTGTGGAAGTGACACTAGACAACACATTAATGGTAGTATAAGGTATTTAAGATTAAGTGAAAGAGATAAAGAATATATAAAACAAAATGACTCAAACAATAAACTATAATTTTTTTCATTGGGGTCCTCTTTTATATAAGACTTGTTTGACAGAATCAGAATTAGATTCTTTAAAAAAATTATGTAGTAAAAAAGGAAAAAGTTGGAGAAAGCATTTAGCAGGTTTAATAAAGCATGAACATATTATAGATGTTAAAAAGGTTTTTCCAATAATTTCTCCTTACATAAATAGTTATGTACAAGCTCAATTAAATTATTCAGGCAGGCCTTTAGGAAATAAAATAAAATTAACGTCATCATGGGTTAATTACATGACTAAATTTGAATCTAATCCTATGCATACACATGATGATGATTTATCATTTGTAATATTTATAAAAGTTCCAAAAGAATTAAGAGAAGAATATAATAACCATATTGGAAACACAGAACCTGGAGCTATAAATTTTATATATAAGTTACAAGATAATAAGTATTCATTAAATCAACATAATTTTTTTCCAGAAGTTGGTGATTTTTTTATTTTTCCAGCGACTTTACATCATTTTGTAAATAGTTTTAAATGTGACGGAGAAAGAGTATCTGTATCAGGTAATTTAAGGATAACTAATGGCTAAAAAAAGTTTTAAATTCTTTACACCTCGTGACAAACCTAAGAAGAGAGGGCCTAGAAAACATAAAAAAAATTTAAATAAAAATGAAAAAAGACAAAAACGCACTCGAAGATACAAAGGCCAGGGTAAAGGTTGAGACCATCTTTCCTAATTTAATAGCTACTAAAAATTTAAATTTATCTAAATTAAAAATAGTAGGACAAAATTTTAAAAAAACTTTTGAATCTAAAATAAAAACAACATTAAATTCACGTACATTATTAAATGTAGAGTCAATGAATTATTTAAACATAGAATTAACTAATTTACTTTCTTATTTAATGAAACCATATTGTAAAAGTTTTGTATTTAATGTAAGTAATATTTGGATAAACAAGTATGATAAAAATACTTATCAAGGTAGTCATATTCATCCAACTGATTTTTCTTTTATTATATATTATAAAGTAAACAAATCTCACACTGTATTTAATTCACCAGTTAAAAATTTACTAGAAAGTATAGATAGTAAAATATTTGATAGAAATTATGAGCCTAATTTAAAAGCAGGTGATATAATAATATTTCCTTCTTACCTGGAGCATTGGGTAAGACCTAATTCTAATAATATTACTATTGCAGGCAATGTAAAAATAATAGAATTAGTAAAATGATAAGACAAATTACTTTAAAAGCTGATGAGCTAGCTAGACAGTATAATAAAACTAAAGATCCTGCTCTTTTGGACGAGTGGTATCGAGTGGTGCGTTCTCTTCGTAATTTTCAACCTTCTCACAATGAAACTTCGGATACAATTCTAAGGTCTCCACGGCGTTAGCTCCAAATACTTCACCATCAAACAATACACCATACGACTCACCTATTCCTTTTTGAACACACCCATAATGAGTGTTGTATAGACGCTTATAATCGTGTTTTGCTGGAGGTACTTCTGCACATTGTTGAGATACAACTGAACATATGTATATGGTTAAAAAAAATTTCATTGACAGACCTTGTAAATAAATATAATAATCCTATATGATTATATATAAATCGAAAGGATATACTAATGACTGATATAAGTAAATATAAAAGTCTAGCTGTTGATCATACCTGTTATGGTAACATCGATAAGTTAGCAAAGGTTCTGGCACCAGGGGTCACTCTGTCTAGAGCACAAGTAATAAGAATGTTGGTAGAAGAGAAAGTTAAAAAGTTAAATGGAAAACTCAAGTCTAAAAGCGCTTGATATAGCAGGCGAACATAGAGATCCAATTAAATCTTTATGGAGAAATGTATTAATCGTTGCTCTTGAAGATGCACTTGGTAAAGGTTTTAGATGTTACGGAATGTCTGATAGAAATTATTATAATTCAGCTCGTAGATATTTTACAGAACCTAACGCAGATTTTAAGACGGTGTGTACGTTTGCCGGCTTTGATCATGAATACATAAGAATGAAAGCAAAACAATACTTTAGAAAGGAAGAAGATGGCAGAGTTAAGAGATGAACATTTAGAAGTAATAAGTAAAAACAAAGCAAGAGCACATGAACAACAAAAAGAGATGAGAGATGAGTTAGCTTTTTTTGTTTTGAACTGTACTCAATTTCAAATGCAAGAACTTTATTCAGAAATGAAAAGAATGAAGAGGATGAAAAATGACAATCGAGGGTGATGGTAAGGAGTACGAACTCCTTACGAAGTGGGCTAAAGACTTTGATTGTAAAGGTAATTACAGTTGTGAGATAGGTGTACGTCAAGGTTATGGTTCTAAACTTATCATGGACAATGTAAAAAATAACTACATGCATGTTGGAGTTGATCCATATGGTGAGTTAAAATACCAACATCATGACCGAATCTTTACGAAAGGTTGGCCTGAATTTTTTAGAGGTTCTTTCTCAGCGGATTACACTGATGAAATGAGAGATACTATGTTGAAAGACATGTATAAATACAGAAACGAAGGTAAGTTTACGCTTGCTAACATGACTGACACAATGTTTATGTGTCATCCTGCTTGGAATGAAAAGACTTATGCGTTCGTGTATTTAGATGGTCCCCACATGACTAAAGATGTTATCACTGAAGCTGTGTGGTTTGCTAATCGTTCAGCGCCCCATAGTAGAATAGTTATTGATGACACTGATAAAATGGAAACAAGCGTCATTGCCCACGTCTTAACCTATTTTGATTTTAAGACAATAGAGATGGGGGATACAAAAATATGTTTGGAGAAAAAATAATAATAGTGTTGATGTTATTATCTATAATGGCAGTTTTATCTCACTGCACTAGAGACTTAACACCTAATCCATACACAACTGTTTTAAGATTGGTAGTACAAAATGGTTCCTGATACAGACAAAGCATATATCGCCGGCTTATTTGATGGCGAAGGATCTATACATTTTAAACGAGGTATAGAAAAAAAGAAAAGACATAAAGGTAAACCTGGATACAGATTGTCAAACAGTTTGCGTCTGTCTATGGAAATAACTATGACTGATCGATCTGTTCTTATTTGGGTGCATGAAGTGTTAGGTGTTGGCACACTGACTGACAAGCCGCGTAAGGGTAAACGGGTTGATGGTACGCCATACCTAAAACAATATAGATGGCGTTGTACGTTCCGTGATGCTTTCTATGTATGTTGCTTAATCTGGCCTTGGGCACATACAAAATTACCCAAGGTACAACAAGTCATTGAACACTACACTACCAATGGCAGGGAAAATGTGGTAGATTTAACTGAATATAAAGCAGCTAAAGAGTTAGGAATAAGATGATGAATGACGAAGATATAAAGGAGTATCATGAACTGGAAAAAAACATGCCTAAAAATATTAAATGGAATAAAAAATATAATTATCTTGATCCTGTCCGTGTTGATGGCCCTGACGGAAGAGTTTATTCTGCTAATAATGAGAAGCTACCGAGTGTTACGACTATACTATCTGCTACGCGCTCGAAAGAGAAAGAAGCTTCTTTGGCGAAATGGAGGCAGAAAGTTGGCGAAAATGAGGCAGACAAAATAAGAGACAACGCAGCAGCTAGAGGGACCATCATGCACCGAATCCTTGAAGGTTATATAAAAGGAGAAGGTCACATGGATATGACAGACCTTGGCCAAGAGGCAGGCACCATGGCTCAAAATTTGATCGATAGTGGCTTTAAGAACTCTATAGACGAGGTGTGGGGTATGGAAATGATGATGTACTACCCCGGACTATACGCTGGAGCCTGTGACATCGCTGGAGTCTATGAAGGTAAAGAGGCCATAATGGATTTCAAACAGTCTAATAAATACAAGAAACGTGAATGGATTGATGACTATTTCATACAGACTGCGGCTTATGCCGTGGCTCATAACCATGTGTATGGCTCAAACATTAACTCTGGAGTGATTCTAATTAGCGTGAAAGATGGTACTATATTAAAATACGTGTCATCTGGTAAGGAATTTCAAGGCTTTATGTTCGAATGGTTAAGAAGAGTTGACCTATATTACAAGAATCAAGCATCAGGAACCAAGGGACCCATAGTAGTTTGAATTTGAAAAGGAATAAAAATATTTTTTTCAGCGTAGAGAGGGTGTTACAATGTGACAATGGCTTTAAACTGTTGATATTATTAAATAAAGTGTTGTTACAATGCTGTTACAATGTGTTTCAAGGTGTTACAAATTCCCTGCGCGAAGAAACCTTTTTACCTTTTTTAAAAAACTTGTTTTTCAAAATAAAAACTCTATGGTTAAGATATGGCAAAGAAATCTAGAAGCATAAATACCTATACTAAACCTAAGACTGTAAAACAACAGGTTAAGTTTCCGTATAAGAGGGTGCGAATCGATTGGATTGATATCATCACTGAAGGTGGCTGGGGTAATGAGCGTGAATTTAAGAATATGAAACTTGCTACACCTGTAAGTGAAGGTTGGTTATTTAGTAAAGATAAAGATACTGTAAGAATATTTGCAGGTTATGATATTGATGATGATGGTTCTATTGCTTTTTCTGAGCGTTCTGTTTTTCCGACTTCTTGTGTGAAGAAGATAACGAAGATTCACTAGATGGTTCTGGCTTTTCTTTGGTTTTTGATTTGGATTGCACTTGGTCTTTTATTTCTTCAAACGAAACGTCTTCTAGTATGGGTGAATAGTCATCAATTATGGCTTTCATTCTTGCTTCTAACTCTTCTGTTGTTAAGTCTTCTAATTTACCAGTACGGATTATCTTTTGTTCTATATATAGACCAGCAGCTTTTCCTCTAGCTACTTCAGCATTAACAGCGGCCGACCATGCTCCCTTTTTAAGAGCTTCAGCTCTAATTTTTCCTAATTCTGAAATATGTCTATCATAAGTGACTTCATATTTTTTCTGCCACTCTTCTCTTAACTCGCCAATATATTTTACAACTAACGGATATAGTTTTGGATTCTGAAGTTTACTTGCATACTGTCTAGCAAACTCTGGTTCGAAACCTGCATCAACAGCACATTCAGTTGCTGTCTTCCTGCCTTCGTTCGTCACCACTTCGTGAGCAAACTTCATCTGTCTCTCTGTTAGTTTCTTTGGTACTCCCATTGAATATTCTATTCCATTCTTTTTTGTATTTATCGTTTGTGGGCCTTGATCTGCCGTCCCATTTTTCACGCTTGGTCATATTGTTTGTTATTTTCTTTTACCATCATATTTAAAGTTACCCTTTGCCAGTTATATGTTTCAGATATAGGCGACTCCCCTTGATGATATTCAGTTGAATTAAAAATAACAGCACTACCTGGTTTAAATTTAATTTCTTGACCGTCAACATAAAAAGATCCTCTCCAATCTGGCTGCCACAGTGGAGTCATAAACATTAAAATTGTTGTGTACTCTGATTTCTCACTGTCTTGGTGTAACCAATGCTGACTTTTTTTTCCACTGTAAGTACAAGTAAACCACATTCTATCTAATTCAGTTGGTATACCTATATGTTTTTCTTCTAACATTTTATTTATTCTATAAACTAAAGTTTGTCCGTACATCCATAAAGCATAATTATGAGGAGGTTCGTCTGGAAATTTAGCTGATAAAATTGGACCGTAATTTAGATTAGTTTCTCTTTTCTGACTAGAAACACAATTCACTTGCCAGCCATAAGTTTTTAATGCTTGATAATATATAAAATATAATTCTCTTTCAGAGATAATGTTATCTAATGTAGTTATTTTCATACTTGATATTTACTACAACTTAAACTATAAATCAACCTATGTTTACTGGAAAGTTATTAAAGCAGATTGTAGATAAATTTACTACATCACCCGCTGCTCAAGAGGCTAGGGTCCAAGTTGTATTACCCAATGGAGATTTTTATGACATTGATGGTGTAAAACTCTTGCAAAATAAATTAGTAGGAGTAAGAGAATCTCATCGATTGGTATTTACAATTACTCCTGAAACTTGGAAAATGGGTAAAGTCATTAAGAAGCTGTAGTATTAAAAATGCCACTAACACCTGAACGGAAACTATGGCATGAACTTAAAGCATTTACACCTAAAATATCGTGGACTAGGATTGAAAACACTGGCTCTTTTGGTACTCCCGATCTATTGGGTTATAATTCTCGTGGGCACTTTTTTACATTGGAGCTAAAAGCTACAAAAACAAACAAGGTACGCTTCTCACCCCATCAATTTGCGTTTCACATGAAACATCCAAACCATTCATTTATTATGGTTAAGACCCTTCCCCTTAACCTTGTAAAACTTTATGAAGGTAAAAGTATCATGGAGCTTGACGCTTGTGGCTTGAAGCTTGAGCCTTGCGCCCTGGGGCTTGAGGCTTGTTACTTGCTGCTTGAGTCTTTGTAGCTTGAGGCTTGAGCCTCAGCTGCTTGTTGCTTGTTGCTTGAGGATCTACGCTTGCGCCTTGGTGCATAGTATTCAGGGCCATGAGCTGGTAACAGATCCGGGTGAGTGACTGGCGTACGCCCGTCAGGATCCGTCGATCCGTCCGGGCTAATAGCCTTCTTCTCTTGAGAAGCTTTTAATTTTTTATAATAGTTTGGATGTTTAAATTCGTGCATTA